AATGGGTCTGACGACGCAACATTATATGATATTGCCGATGACCTTTCTGGTGGTTCATTCATCAACTACACGCTGAAGCATTTTAGAACAAGAATTGAAATGTACGCGGCTGAGCAATTCCCATTTAAAATATATAACATTAATTTATAAGATTAAGCATCTAATCCATTATATGAATGATAATTCAATTATAACACACCCTGAGAATTTGTCAACAACAAAATGCATGCTAACTGAACTTTGTTCTAAGTGTTTATTTTGTTGACATAATCTGAAGATGGGTATATAGTATAAAGAAAAAGGATAAAACAATGGCTAGACGCGCAAAAAGAAATTATGTAAACAACCGCGACTTTTTTGAAGCATTGGTAGCTTATCAGAAGCTTTGTAAAGAAGCAGAAGATTCGGATGAAGAAAAGCCAAGGTTGCCAAACTATATAGGAGACTGTATATGGCAGATTGCAACTAGACTTGCTTCTAAACCAAATTTCAGTGGTTACACATACAAAGAAGATATGATTATGGATGGAGTAGAGAATTGTTTGCTATATATGCACAATTTCAACCCAGAGAAAACGGAAAACCCATTTGCATACTTTACTCAGATTATATGGTATGCTTTTCTTCGTAGGATTGCAAAAGAAAAGAAACAGATGTATGTGCGATATAAATTGTCACAATCTATGCTATCAAACGGTGGAACTTATGACGGCGAAATGGCATTAAATCTAAATACTGATGTTGATTATATTAACAATTTCATTAAAGACTATGAAGATAAGTTGAATAGTAAAAAGTAAAGGCGGTAATATATAATATGAAAATAGCACTATTAACTGACTCGCATATAGGTGCAAGATCGGATTCAAAAGTATTTCTAGAACACCAAGCTAACTTCTTTACTAATCAGTTCTTTCCTTATCTTGCTGAGCATAACATAGACACCGTACTTCATCTCGGTGATGTATTTGATCGTCGTAAGTATATTAATTTTTACACATTAAAGAGATCACGTGAATTCTTTTTTGATGTGTTAAAAGAACAAAAGATTCAGATGCACACAATACTAGGCAATCATGATACTTTTTGGACTACTTCAAACGATGTCAATTCAGTAACATTACTGCTTAAAGAATATGATAATATACAAGTGTATGAGAATAAAGCAGTTGAGCTTGATTTCGGGGCAACTAGGATTATGATGTGTCCTTGGCTAGTAAAGGAAACCACCGAGTTATCACTGAAGAAAATAAAAGAATCAACTGCGCATATTCTTTGTGGCCATTTTGATCTCAAGGGCTTTGAAATGATGAAAGGAATCGTAAGCGAACACGGCTTCGATTATAAACAGTTTGCTCATTTTGAAGCGGTGTATTCTGGGCATTATCATCATCAGTCACAATATGGCAATGTTAAGTATCTTGGTGCGCAGTATGAAATGAACTGGTCAGACTACGCATGTAAAAAAGGTTTTCATATACTAGATACGGAAACAAGAGAGTTGACATTCATAGAAAACGGTGATAAGATATATCATAAGATCGATTATGATGATACAGATCTAGCTATTGATGATATAGCAGCATTAGATACTTCAATGCTGAAAGACTGCTACATCAAAGTGATTGTTAAGAACAGATCCAACCCCTATCTATATGACATGTTTCTTAACCGTCTCAATGAATGTGGTGCAGCTGATATTAAATCAGTAGAGGATACTCTAAATCTTTCCGGTGCTGGATTTGATGAGCTTATGGAAGAAGCAAAGGACACTAAAGATATACTCCATTCATATATAGACTCAGTAGAGACTAATATTGATAAAAAACAAATCAAAAGTGTTGTTGATGAACTTTATATAGAGGCGATGAATCTGTAATGCATATACAATTTACTAGGGTACGATATAAAAATATAATGTCGGTTGGCAATAATTTTATCGAATTAGAATTAGACAAGTATAAAACGTCACTGACTTCTGGGCAGAACGGAGCAGGTAAGTCTACGTTTATTGAAGCGATTGTATTTGCATTATTCAATAAACCGTTCCGTAAGATCAATAAACCACAATTAGTAAATAGCATAAACGGTAAGGAACTGCTAGTTGAACTAGAATTTACCATCGGCGCTGATAGATATATGATACGCCGTGGCATGAAACCTGGTATTTTTGAGATCTGGAAGAATAATGATCTATTAAATAAAGATGCGGCATCAAGAGATTATCAACTCTATCTTGAACAGAATATCTTGAAGATGAGCTTCAAGTCTTTTTCTCAGATTGTAATCTTGGGCAGTGCTACATATGTGCCTTTTATGGAATTACCTACCGGACAACGCCGAGAAATTATTGAAGATCTACTTGATATTCAAGTTTTCAGTACAATGAATACTTTACTTAAAGAACGTATAAGTGAAAATAAAACATTTATAACTGAAAACAATTATCAGATTGACTTGGTGCAGACGCGAATTGATTCTGCTAAAGATCATAATGAAGAAATTCAAAAAATGAAACAAACCGAGGTAGAAAAGATAAAGACAAAGATTGGTGAAAACCTTTCTACTATTGAAGCAGAGCAATCTCAAACAGAACTATATGAAAATCAAATAACTGAATTAAGCTCTACTATATCAGATAAGCAAAAACAAAAGCAATTATATGAAAAAGTAAAAACTCTTCTTCTAGAATTAGAAACTAAAGAAAGAGAATACAAGAAAGAGATTGAGTTTTATTCTAAGCATGATAACTGTCCTACATGTAAACAGGGAATTGATCATGACTTTAAATCTGAAATAGTAACCGAACGTAATGCCAAATCAGAAGAGATACAGTTTGGTCTAGATCAACTAAAACAAAAGAAAGAAGAAGTAGAGTACAGACTTTCTGACATATCAAATATAGAAGATGAGATTCAAAAATTACATAATAAGGCAAATGAACATCGACTGCAAGTTAAAATGATTGTGAATCAATTAAAGTCATATAAAAAAGAATTAGAAGGTGCTGAAAAAGAAGTAGAAGAAATTGATCAGAGTAAAATACTTGAGTTTAACAAACAGTTATCATATAAACAAAAAGAACAAACTGACTTATACGAAAAACGTGAAACTCTAGGTATTGTTGCTTCCATGTTAAAGGATGGTGGTATCAAGACTAGTATTATCCGAACATATATACCAATTATGAATAAGCTGATTAATCAATATCTCTCTGAGTTTGAACTGTTTGTTGACTTTAATCTTGATGAAAATTTCAATGAGACAATTAAAAGTAGGTTTCGTGATGCGTTCTCCTTTGCATCCTTTTCAGAAGGCGAAAAGATGCGAATTAGTTTAAGTATTATGTTCACATGGAGAGCAATTGCAAAACTTAGAAACTCAGTATCAACTAACCTTCTCATACTAGATGAAACACTTGATGGCGCAAGTGATGCCGAAGGAGTAGAAGCACTTATTGATATTCTTCATAAAACTCATATAAATGATAACATTTTTGTTATATCCCACCGAGGCCAGCAATTTGGTGAAAAGTTCGAGAATCACATACGATTTGAAAAAGTCAAGAACTTTACTCAACTCGCAGCATAAAATAGTTGACTTAACATAGTCCATGGGTTATTATTGAATAAATCACGTATATTACTGAAAGGAATTTGATGACTAAATTTTATACGTCTGTTGAAAGATATGGTAGCAATATCTTATGGAGAGGCTATGACAATGGTCGGCGTTTCTCCAAAAAAGTAAACTTCGAGCCTACGCTGTACCAGCCTGCAAAACAAGAAACTCCTTACAAGTCTCTACTAGGCGAGCGGTATCTATCTCCCAAGAAGTTTGAAAATATGAATGACGCCAAGGATTTTATCGAGCGATATAAAGATGTTCACGGGTTGGAAATTTATGGCAATACAAACTATGTAGCTCAGTTTATTCAAGAAGAATATCCAGGTGAAATTAAGTTTGACATTAATTTAATCAATATTGCTAAGTTTGATATTGAGGTTGATATAAGCGATGGTTATGCAAACACCGAATTAGCAGACAAAGAAATTACGTCTATATCATATAAGTCTTCAAACAGCAGCACGTATCATCTGCTCGGCCGTAAAAATTATGATAAAGCAAAAACGCTAACTGGCATCAATCCAGATGATATTCAATTCATGAAATTTGAAAACGAAAAGAGTATGCTGAGCCGATTTGTGCAAATATGGACAAACGATTATCCAGATGTTGTAACTGGTTGGAACGTAGAATATTTTGACATTATGTATATTGTAACACGTATTATCAATCTATTTGGAGAAGCAAAGGCAAGAGAACTTTCGCCTTGGAAAAGCATTCGTAAGCATACTCGAAAGATCTTCAATAAAGATCAGTCGACTTATGCTATTTCGGGTGTTGCTGTTATCGACTACATGGATGCGTTTAAAAAGTTTGGTTACAAGTATGGTCCACAAGAAAGCTATAAGTTAGACCACATTGCACACGTTGTCCTCGGTGAGAAAAAGCTAGACTATTCTGAGTATGGCAACTTGACCGCGCTTTACGAACAAAATCCACAACTATATCTCGACTATAATCTTAAAGACACGCATCTTATCGAAAGAATGGAAGAAGAGTCTGCGCTTCTTTCTCTTGTTCTTACTGTTGCGTATGGCGGCGGTGTCAACTATACTGAAGCATTTGGTACGGTTGGAATTTGGGAAACAACTCTTTATAGAAAGCTAAAAGAAAAGAATATTATACCATCGCTTAAAGGATCACCAGGCGACAGAGGAAACGCGCTTGTGGGCGGTTATGTAAAAGATCCGCGTGTTGGTATGCATCCTTGGATTGTTTCTTTTGATTTGAATTCTTTGTATCCCCATTTGATGTTACAATATAACATGTCGCCTGAAACTTATGTGCCAGACGCGAGAGAATATGTTACACAAGAAATGGTTTTGAACGACCAATTTACAAATGAAAACAAAGACTATTCTGTATGCGCCAATGGAGTTTGTTTCACAAATGCAAAACTTGGTATTATTCCAGAGATCATTCAAGAATATTACGGCATTCGTTCAAAAATCAAAAAGAATATGCTTGCAGTAGAACAGGCTGCTGAAACTGAACAAGATCATATTAAGAAAAAAGAACTTAAAAAGGAAATTACTCAGCTTCATAACGCTCAGATGGCTATCAAAATTGCTATGAACGCACTTTACGGCGCAATCGCAAATATTTACTTTCTATATTATATTGGCGAAATGGCCGAAGCAATTACTACATCTGGCCAGCTTTCAATTCGATACGCTGAAAAATCAGTCAATGATTTTATGAACAAATTTATGAAAACAGAAGGACTCGATTTTATCGTATATATCGATACTGACTCAATCTATGTTGACATGGCTCCTATCATTGAAAAAGTGTTTGGCACAATAGATATTGATAAGAAAACTGGCGAAGAGTTTTTAGATAAAGTCTGCAGAGAAAAAATTGAAAAAATAATTGAAGACGGTTATGAAAAGCTTGCAAAGCAGATGGGTGCTTATCGCAATGCAATGGCAATGAAGCGCGAAAAAATAACTGACAAGTCTGTTTTTGTTGCTAAAAAGCGATATGTGATGAACGCTCTAAACTCAGAAGGAGTGCACTACGAAGAGCCAAAGATAAGTGTCACTGGTCTTGAGTCTGTAAGATCGTCAACACCAGAAATATGCAGAGAAAAACTGAAAGGTTCATTTAAAGTTATTATGAATGGCAATGAATTAGAAACTCAAGAGTTCGTACAAAATTTTAAAACCGAGTTTTATAGTCTTCCTGCGGAATCTGTCGCTAAAATTTCTGGGACTGACGATATTGAAAAATACACAGATCGTAAAACAGGCTCATATAAAAAAGGATGCCCTATGCATGTTCGTGGTTGTATCCTTTATAACAACTTCTTAAAGGAAAAAGGATTGCAGCATAAATATCCAGAAATACAATCTGGTGATAAAGTTAAGTTTGTGTATCTTAAAACACCAAATCCACTGCGCGAAAATATGATATCATTCCCCAACGTGCTTCCAAAAGAGTTTGGTATAGATCAATATATAGACTATGAAACACAATTTAACAAAGTATTTTTAAGCCCTATTGACAACCTTTTACAGGCGATTGGTTGGTCAGCAGAAAAAGTTAATTCTATAGAAAGTTTTTTTGGATGATGGAGGAAATATAATGACAGAAAAACAAATGAAAAATTTAAGATTTTTGAAAGAGCAACACAAAAAGCAAGACAAATTGATAGAAGTTCTTGAAGCAGAAAGAGCGCCAGAAGCATCTATAAAAAATCATAAACGAATTAAGCTATCTATCAAAGATGAAATTGCTGAAATTGAAGCCACGCTTAAATTAGAAGGAGTAAAATATGAGTGACTGGGCAAATGACATTAGAATGATGCATCTCAAGTTTGGTGTTCACGAATGGTTTGAAAAAAATAAGCACGACAAAGATTTGATGGTCAAGTGGCTAGATTTTAGACTGAGCATGGTTCAAGAAGAATATATCGAAACTATGGACGCGATTGCTGCTAAAGATCCTGAAGAAATTGTAGATGGTCTTATTGATCTTTGCGTGTTTGCTATAGGAACACTTGATATTATGGGAGTCGACGCTAACGAAGCTTGGGATCGTGTTTATGATGCAAACACCAGCAAAAATGTTGGTATTAAAGAAGGCCGACCGAACGAGTTTGGATTGCCAGATTTGATAAAGCCATCAGGTTGGGAAGCTCCCTCTCATGAAGGAAATCATGGGCATCTAAAAAATATTTTTGAATAATTGAAAAAAGGGGTTTACAAAGCCCCTCTTTTGATTTATATTGATTCTATAAGGTAAACCTAAAAGGAATCACCGATGATTATCATTCACCAAATTCGTCTTACACATTCCGAAATCGACAGTGTGAATCGTGGCGAAGTGCTACCCAAATACACCGCTAAAATGAATACAATGATCAGTGCAAAAAAAATTCGTTTCTTCTGATTTCCAGTACTACACACCGGCGTGCAAAGTTTATACTTATGATCTTGAGCGTGCTTTTGAAATTACAAATCTCTGGGAAGAGCCGGCTCTGGTTGAATATATTACGCCTCGTTGTAGTTCTTCCTCTGTAGGTGATATTTTTCAGCGAGGCGAACAATTTTTTATCGTAGACTCGTTCGGTTTCAAATAAATTTTTCTTTCTCAACAAGAAGTTGAAACGATTAGTTGACACCTGCCTAGAATCAGTATATACTGATAATAGGAAACCAAAAGGAACCTTACAATGACTAATCAAATCAAAGTTGATATGGATATTTCTTACGAATGGTACGACACTCCTGAAATGTACGGGGAATTTGCCACTTTCAATATATCCCACGAACTTATTGAACTTGAAGGCCCCGGTGGTGGAAATCCAAATATTTTTATTATTGGTACCGAAACTGATATTCGCGAATGGTTGACTTTTGCAGGATACGACGAGGACGACATTGAATATCATATCCGCGGCGAATAATTTAGTTGACACTAACTAAGAATTCTTTATACTAACTACGAAAACGACACTACATTGGA